GCCCCAGACGCTTTCGTTAATGGCATTATGGAGGGGGTCGACTGGATATGGAACAATGGCGTAATAGAAGCTCGAGACATTGAAAAGATTGAGACTGAAATTAAGAAAGCTCCACGATCGAGATTGTATGAAGTACAAACTCGTGAGTTTAAGAATTTCCTCTCGTTGCTTAAATAATAGAGGAGTCAAAACATGACTGATCAAAATTACGAACAGGATGTCGACCTCGATGAAGCAACGGAAGTTGTGGACGAGGCTAAGGCACCAACTACAAAAGGTAAGGCACCAGACCCTGATCATTCCGAAACTGATGGAATGACAAAGACTGATCCTAAAGCCCAAGCTAAAAAAGGCGCGGCCGGAACAAGTAAAGCCAAAAACGGTGATACTTCCGGTCAAGAACCAATGCAAAAACTGAATGCTGGATACGGAAACAAAATGGAAAATATGACTAAGTTGGCAGCTTTGCCTGCTGATGTTATTAATACATTGTATCAAGAAGCATTTGGCACTGACTTGGATCTAGATGAGTCCGATGAAGAATTGGTAGAGTATAACTTTGATGACGATCTGGAAGCTTTGGTTGAATCCGAAGCAACTCTTTCAGACGACTTTAAAGGTAAAGCTTCTACAATTTTCGAAGCTGCTGTTAATTCCAAAATTATGGAAAAAGCTGCAGATATGGAACTTGTCACTGCAACCCTTATTGCTGAAAAAGTAGAAGAGCTGGAAGAGCAATATAACTCTGAAATCTCTGAAGCTGTCGTTGAAGCACGTGAAGAGCTTGTCGAAAAAGTCGACGGTTATCTAAACTACGTTGTTGAAACATGGATGGAAGAAAATAGACTGGCTGTTGAATCCGGTCTTAGAACTGAAATCGCTGAAACATTCATGGGAAGTCTGAAAGACTTGTTCACTGAATCTTACATCGAAGTTCCAGAATCCAAAGTTGATCTTGTTGATGATCTTGCTGAGCAGGTAATTGCTCTGGAAGAAAAACTCAATCAAGAAACATCTACTATCATCGAAATGAGATCTGAAATGCAAAATCTTGAGCGGCATGCAATTATTGCAGAAGCTTCAAAAGACCTTGCTGGAACTCAAGCCGACAAACTAACTAAACTTGCAGAATCAATTGATTTTGAATCATCTGAAGCATTTGCTGCTAAAGTAGATACTCTTGTAGAATCTTACTTTTCAGATCAACCTCAAGTAGAAGTTGAAGCTTCTACACCTAGCCAATCAATCACCGAAGCTAATGAGCTCGATGATGGTGAAGAAGTTGTAACAAGCACACGGATGGACCAATATCTAACTGCAATCAGATCAAATAACTAAGGAGACAAAAGATGTCTAACGCATACAAATCGCTTACTGAAAAGTGGGCACCGGTTCTGAACGAAGAATCAGCCGGTACAATTCAAGATCAATATAGAAAGTCGGTAACGGCAGTTGTTCTTGAAAACCAAGAAAAAGCTCTTCAAGAAGCCCGTTCGGCTCAGCAAGGTTACTTGACAGAGGATGCACCTGGTGGTGCAAATACTGGTTCGATCGATAAGTGGGATCCAATCCTTATTTCGCTCGTACGTCGTGCAATGCCTAACATGATGGCATATGACGTCTGTGGTGTTCAGCCAATGACTGGTCCAACTGGCCTGATCTTTGCGATGAAATCACGTTTCAATGGTGGTGATGTCAATAATGCAGAAGCACTGTTTAACGAAGCAAATAGCGCGTTCTCTGGTGATTCTGCTGCAGTAAACGCTCAAACCGGTGATACTTCTGGTTTAGGTTCAGTAGGCGCAGGCGGAGCTGTTGACTCAGCTGGTACTGCAGCTCAGCATGGTATCGGTATGGATACTGCAAACGGTGAAGGTCTTGGTACTACTGGCACAGCGCCAGCTTCTGCTTTCAATGAAATGGGTTTCACTATTGAGAAAGCAACTGTATCAGCCAAAACACGTGCATTGAAAGCAGAATATTCGCTTGAACTCGCACAGGATCTGAAAGCAATTCACGGTCTGGACGCTGAAAGCGAACTGGCTAATATTCTTTCGACTGAAATTCTTGCTGAAATCAACCGGGAAGTAATTCGTACTATTAACGCTCAAGCGAAAACTGGTGCTTCTACATCTCAAACAGCTCTTAACGGTATTTTTGATCTAAAGAATGATGCTGATGGTCGCTGGAGTGTAGAGCGTTTCAAAGGTCTTATGGTTCAGATCGAACGTGAAGCAAACCAAATTGCAAAAGATACTCGTAGAGGTCGTGGTAACTTCATCATTACTTCTTCTGATGTTGCTTCTTGCTTGTCTGCTACTGGAATGTTGGACTATGCTCCAGCTCTGAAAGATAGCCTGACAGTTGACGATACTGGTAATACTTTTGCTGGTGTTCTTAATGGTCGTACCAAAGTATACATCGATCCGTATGCAACTGTAGACTATATTAACGTTGGATACAAAGGTACCAATGCTTATGATGCAGGTCTCTTCTATTGCCCATACGTACCGCTGACCATGGTCCGCGCCGTTGGTGAGAATGACTTCCAGCCACGTATCGGGTTCAAAACTCGTTATGGCATGGTATCAAACCCATTTGTTGGAGGCACTCCAGCAAACGGTCTTGCTACTTCAAGAACTAACCAGTACTACAGAATCTTCCGCGTGGATAATATCCTCGACGCATAAGAAAAAAGAGAGGAACCAACCTCTCTCTAAGAATAACTACCAAGGGCGCTTTCGGGCGCCCTTTATTTATGTGAAAATAAAATAAAAAACATTGAAAATACTCCTTTACATTTACTTAAAAATGTATTATAAAGAATATAACAAATGATAAAGGAAATATTATGTGGACACTTAGAGGACAATTCAGCATTAGGCAATTCGATGCATCTAATCTCGATCTCTGGCTTCCCAGTTCAGGAAAACCTAGAAATGAAGGTCCTCTTGAGTGGTCTGAAATAATAGTTGACACTCAAGAAGAAGCTGAAGAATGGTGGAAATGTAGAACCAGTACTAATTGCAAAGTCAACAGAGTTAGTACTATGTTTGATCCAAATGGTAATGTTGTTAAAGTAGCATTTAATTAACTACGAATTAGATATAGATTGTAAATGTAAACGAATTCGTTCGTTTCTATCATCTATTGCATCTATTGATTTTTCTATTGCCAATTCATAAGCAGCAAGTTTTTCTTTAGTCGATTCTTCTTCTGGTGGTGCAAATGGCTGAGTAAGGTATGCGTCAAAAGGAATGTCAATATTAGCTTCTGTTATAGTTTTAGATTCATAATGATTTATCCAATATATGGTTCCTCTAAAATCAGGTCCTATAGTCCAAGCAGATCCATCCCAAACCGCACATTCCTTATCTGATAGATCTGGAATAGCAATTGTAGTTGCGTGGGCTGGAACGCGATCATTACCTCCTAAAGGGCATGGTTTTGCAGTAGTTGTATTGGTATACACTTTAGTTTTTTTATCATAATTATATATTAATGTCATAATTAATTCCTTATATTTTAATGCAGTACATTACTTCAATATCATTTATATAAGTACCTCTAAAATCTGGAACATTAAAGGAGTTAGTGCCATCACCTATTCCATATTTAATATCAATTGCAGAAAATAGATTTGAATATAATTTTCTATCAATACCTGAACCATCGCATTCTAGCCAACCTTTGGGTTCTATCCCAACTGAGAAAGTCATAATACTTCCTGATGGAAGATTAATATTTTCAATTGCTTTAGTATTGCTATTGATATTATCCGTATTAGTAGCAATATTCTCTGCATTAATAGCAATATTTTTTTTATTATTATCGATATTAATTATTGCTTTGTTTAATTTTAATACAGTTACTACTCCTGTATTAGTCATTGTAACGTCACCAGACAAAGAAGCTGCAGTAAACCCTGCGCCGTTATTAATTAAAATTTGAGTATCTAATAGCATTTTAGATGATGCATCACCAGCTGCAGCGTCATCTCTAACTAAAACTGAATTAGCATCCATATCTTGAATTTTAGCATATGTGATTTCATCATCTGGAATTTTGACTGCTGTTATTGCATCATCTGCAATCATTTCATTAAAAACTTTAGT